GGCATTAAGAAAGTTAGAAGATCGTGGAGTAAAAGGAGGCAAGGAAGGAAGACAGTTACTTAACAGGTATTATTTTGATTCAAAAGGTAAAGTCGGCTACTCATTTGATGAAAGATCAAAATGGTGGGATAGATATTCACAATTACAAGAAAAGCATGGTAAAGGTAATACTGCCAAAATTGTTCAAGAGTACATAGATGAAGTTGAAGATGAAATAAGAGGTGTTAGTAGACAAGATCCTAGTGAGTATAAAGTTATACAACAAACTAAGTATGGCCCAAAAAGTGAAAAACAATGGAGAATTACTAAAAAAGTTGGTACTGGTTCAATATTAGATAAAGGGCAAACTCGTTCATATATTAAAAAACCTAATCTTACCAGTGGGTTAGCCGCCCTAGATGTAATCCGAGAAAAGCATGAGTATAATATTGAGGTTGCAAAAGATTACAATGAACATCTTATTAATGATGGTTTATGGATTGATCCAGAAAAACCAGTATTAGGCTATACAAAAGAAGAAGCTATAGCCTTTAATAAAGAATCTCTTAAAAAAAATAAATTTAATAAACCAAGACATACTCGTGGAATATTAAATCAAACTGAATTAAAGCGTATTGCAAATCTTTCAGGTGAAGTTGGTTATCCGCTTAAAACAGATCAGGCACTTAGAGTTGACTTCCCTGATAGCCCCGGTGAAGAACACGGCAAAGAGTTTATTGAAGAAGATACTTCAGATATTAGGAGACAACAGCCATATAGTGTTAAAAAAGGCAGATACATTGATCAAAGAACTGAAGAAGTTTTGCCGGGACATGAAGTTGTTAAACTAAATAAACAAAACCCTAAATTAATACAGAATATAGTTTCAGATCTAGTCAACAAACAACAAGAATCTGGATACTCTGGCGCAAACTTATACGATAAAAGCAATCCTTTTTATGAACATTTTGTAACTCCTAAAGTAGAAGCAGAAAAAGCTAAACTTTATGAAGGCAAAGAAGGAACACTTGGTACTCATACTGAAAAACCAAAACTTCAAGAAGTTAAAGTTGAACAAGTTGAGAGTGCAATAAAAGAACAAGGAAAGCGTGATGCTGAAATTGATGAAGTGGATGCTTTAAAAAGAAGAACAATTGCGGCAAGGAATCTTACACACTTCTATTCAGGAGAAAAACGAGAGTTTTTTTCACGAACACTAATTAATGAGTATGCAAAAATTCCAGATATGGATGCACCATCTCAGCAGAGTGTTCTTAATGCCGCATGGACTAAAGATGCTAATAAAAAGAAAGAATCTGCCGGGAAAGTAATTGGTAAAGATACAAAGAAAACTGTATCAGAATGGGATCCTTTTGATAGAAAACTTAGTGGCGAAGCTACTGGTGGTGAGAAAAGAGAAGATACACGAAAAGCCAAAATAAGTCGCAAAGATATTGGTATAAATATTAGAAAAGTAGGAGAAATTACTGGTCACGGCACAATGGATCGAACTAATAAGAAATTAGTTGGTGGTATTATTAGGCATGGAGCAATACAGGAAACTCTGCCACATCATCTTGATCCATCTAAGAATGTAACTGATCATAGACCGGGTGCTGGTAATAGGTACACAACTGTGCCGTCTGAAGGTGAAAAAGTTGTACCGCATATTAAGCCCGGAGAGCGTGGAATTCTGTCAAGAGCATATGTATCAAATCCATCACAATATACTGGTGGCAGTAAAACAAATGTTAATCTTGGGGAAACAAAACGAGTCGGTACAGGTGATAAATTTGTAAGGAAAATTAAAACTACTTTAGGTAGACACCCCGGAGTATTTACAAAAGTTAATAAATCTAGTACTACAGGTAAAACTGGTTATTCCCTGCCAAAGAATATTAATAAGATTATAAAACAAGTTCCACAAGAAGGAGGAAGAACTGGAATTATTAAAATGACTCAATCAAAGCGTACTGGCACATGGGGAACTGCACAACAACACAGGAAAGAAGCATTAAAATTGTTAAAAAATAAAGCCGGGAAAAATGTTACTAAGTCATTAGGCCCATTAAGTATAATCTCAATGATAAGTGGTGTTTTAAAATCAAGAAACGAACTGAAAAAAGCTGGCGTAAAAGATCCAAGCACATTAGAAACATTATCTCAAATGTATATCCCGAAATCCGGCTTTCAAATAAAGCAGTATGAAGAAAGAAAGAAATTAGCTAAAGCTATATGAGTAAAAAAGCAGAAAAGGCAATTGAGATTGCAGAAAAGATTACTGAACTTTATGAAACTAATAGACTTCTTGAATATGAACCTTATGAGTACCAGAAAAGATTCCATGATGCCAAAGACATGGCAGGGAGGCTTGCTAGGCAACGCCTGTTAATGGCCGCTAATAAAACTGGAAAAACATTTTGCGGTGCATGTGAAATGGCATATCACTTAACAGGAAGATACCCAGAATGGTGGACAGGAGCAAAATTTAAACGGCCTATAACTGCTTGGGCGGCTGGTAATACAACTGCAAACACACGAGATATAGTACAAGCTGAATTACTAGGTGAGCCGGGTGATGAAGATGAATTTGGTAAAGGTGCAATTCCTAAAGAATATATTGATGGTACACCTCTTAGGCAACCCGGAGTTCCAAATGCATACCAGAGTTTGCATGTAAAACATGTATCTGGAAGAAATTCGAAACTTATTTTTAAGTCCTATGAACAGGGCAAGATGCAATGGATGGGTAAAGCCGTTGATGTAACATGGCTTGACGAAGAACCCCCACAGGATATATACTCACAGGCTCTTAGAGCGGCCTTAAAAAGTGGTGGTATAGTTTATATGACCTTTACCCCTGAAAGTGGCATGACGGAAGTTGTAACGCAATTTATGACACGTTTAGGACAGTCACAGGCACTTTATCATGCAACATGGGATGATGCAGAGCATTTAGACGAAGATATTAAGAAAGAAATATTAGCCGCACTTCCTCCACATGAAAGGGATATGCGGTCAAAAGGTATACCAGTTCTAGGATCAGGTCTTGTATTCCCTATAAGTGAAGATGATTTAAAAATAGAACCATTCCCAATTCCTGACTATTGGCCTAAAATTTGTGGTCTGGATTTTGGATGGGATCACCCTACTGCGGCAGTATGGCTTGCATGGGATCGTGATACTGATACAGTTTATGTTTATGACTGTTATAGAAAATCAACTGAGACTCCTGTAGTTCATGGTGCGGCAATAAGGGAGCGTGGTAAATGGATTCCTGTCGTATGGCCTCATGATGGGTCACAGCATGATAAGGGATCAGGCAGACCATTAGCAGAATTATACAGGAAACAGGGATTAAATATGATCCATAAACACTTTGAGAATCCTGAAGGTGGCATTGCAGTAGAACCCGGAATTATGGATATGCTGTCAAGAATGCAAACTGGAAGGTTCAGAGTCTTTAACTATCTTAACTTGTGGTTTGAAGAAGTTAGGATGTATCATCGAAAAGATGGTAAAATTGTTAAAGTTCATGATGACTTGATGAGTGCAACTAGGTATGCCTCTCAGTCATTGAAATATGCCGCAACTGGATCGCCTAAAAAACGACCGAGACGAGCAATAAATACATACGATTATTATGCAGATCATCAAGAAAGGGCATATCTTTAATTATGTAAATCTTTCGGGTTCTGAAGTAGATGGAGTTTGGGATAAAATTAAGCACGAAGTTGCAAGAACTAATGAAGATGTGTTTAATGATGAAGATGTAAAGTTGTTTATTAATGAAGGATATTACACATTATGGCTAATTTTAGAAAATACAACAAATGATGTAATAGCAGTTATAACAACGGAATTTGTGGAGTTCCCAAGAGATAAGGTTTGCAGGATAGTAACAGTTTCAGGAAATAGAATGAAAGAATGGGTTGCAGAAACATTATCTGTATTAGAAAAATGGGCAAAAGAACAAGGTTGTTCATATATGGATTGTTATGGCAGGAAGGGATGGAAAAAAATTTTGCTAGAATATTCTGAACATAGTATTTTGTTTAGAAAACAATTATAAATATTTGAGAAAGGGAATTATGAAAATATATACTGAAGTAAATTACGAGTGGAAAGATGGTGAGTTAGTAAAAACATCATCGGAATCATTTGAATACTCTGGCGACATCGCACTCTGTAAAAGCGGTGGAGGGAATCCATTTAAAAAAATTACAGATAATGTATCTGGTGTTCTTCAGGATAATCAATTTAAGCCACCTGATATACATGTGCCACATCAAGATCCAAGTGGTTTGAATACTACCATGCAAGATTTTGGAAGTATGTTGACAGAAGGAGGAGATTTACTAGCCACAGGTGCAGATACTATGTTAGGACACGAAAAAGGTGCGGCATATTGGATTAATCGTGTAGGCGATAGACTTGCATCCGGAGTAGAAGAAGCTATACATGGAGGAGGAGGTTATGCAGATGATGAGACGAAACCTCGTGCTGTTGGCCCAACTGGTGACGAAGAAGCAGATGCAACATTGTTAACAGAAGGACGTAAACGAGAAGTTCAAATGGGAACTGCATTTCATTCTGGGTCTGGTACAGCAGGACAAGTTTAAACAATATTTAATTTAGGAAATTCATGGCTAATCAACAAAGTCCATTAGGGCCAGTATTAGATCGGCATCACGAAAAACTTAAAAATAATAGAAGTCTTTGGGAACGACAATGGCAGGATATTTCTGAATATGTCTTGCCACATCGTTCAGACTTTACAACAACTCATTCCAGAGGGGCAGAACGTATGGATATGGCTTTTGAGGGGTCAGCAATGAGACTTCTTAAAAGGTTTGCATCTAATATCCATAATGTTTTTACTCCTATGGGTGCAGAATGGTTTAAATTATCTAGTGGTCATACAAATCTTGATAAGGATAGAAATGTCGCATTATGGATTGAAGAAGCAACAAAGATTATTCAGCACCATATGTCAAGACCTATTTCAAACTTTCAAAGTGCTGTTTTTCAATACTATTTGGAAGCTGGTGCATTCGGTACTGGTATTATTTTTGTTGAGGATGTTCCCGGCTTTGGGCCTCGCTATCGTAATTTCCCTCTTTCGGATTGTATATTGGGTAGCGGAAGTGAGATGGAAATTGACACAGTTTTCCGTAACTACAAGCAAACCGCTAAAGATATAATATCAAGATTTGATCCCCAATTTTTACCGCCTGAAATTATTCAAAAAGGTATGGGTGAAAAAATGCTTGATGAATATGATGTTGTTCATGCAGTATTGCCTACATGGACAGTTATGGAACATATACCAAATGAAAAGAATTTTAAAAAGGCTTATATATCAGTACATTATCTAAAAGAAAATAAAACTATTCTAAATGTTGGTGGTTATGATGAAATGCCTTATATTTGTGCCAGATGGGAAAGATCAGATCGTGAAATATATGGTCGTGGGCCGACATGGGAAATAATGCCTGATATAAGGTTAATTACAGAAGTTGATAAAACGTATTTAAAAGCAGTTCAGAAATCGGTTTCTCCGCCTCTATTCGTCCCCGATTCTGGACTCTTAGACCCCCTAGATACCACACCCGATGCTATTAATTACTACTCAGTCGGTCTGGGGGGCAAGGATATGATCTTTGAAGCACCTACTAATGCAAGACCTGATTATGCAGAACGTCTTAGTGCAAAATGTTCTCAGGCAATAAGAGAGGGGTACTTCTTAGATTTACTTGAATTACCCGGCCCTGTTGCACCCGATGGTGATGTAATGAGGTTTTCTGCAACTGAAGTTTCAGTACGGATGAGACAGAGAATGCCTGTACTTGGGCCAATTTTAGCTAGACAAGAAGCAGAATTTTTAGATCCACTAATCAGAAGAACAGTTAATATATTAATGCGGTCATTTTTGTTGCCTGAAATGCCTGAAGAAATGGAGAGATCATTCAGAATTGAATATTTGAATCCAGTTTCTATTGCAATGAGATCAACAGAAATAAGTTCTATGAACCAGATGTTTGAGATGATATTACCACTTGCACAGATAGACCAAACTATTCCAATGTATTTTAATACTCATCAGATATTGCAAAATACTGCGGAAGTTCTACAAGTGCCAGTTTCAAATATTAGGTCTAAACT